AAACCGTTTTTGTAGACATAGGTTTTTGCATCATAGGTCGTGGTAACAACCTCTCTATGCCTGTTTATTTCTTTTGCTTGCATTCTTTCAGTTTCAATTTTTTGAAGCTGATGCTTTGCATTGGATGGCTGCACAGCGTTTACGCTGTTGGGAAAAGGTGGTATGTCAGTCATCTTCTCTCTTAATAACTGGATCTCGAAAAATATATTTGCCTTTTCCTGCTTCACTTTGAGGAATGAGCCTTACCTCGCAGTATGCATCGAATTTACTGGTTTTACGACCGACAACATAGTTATGTATGTGAGTTGACTGCATGACTAAAGCGTCACGGTACTCAAGGCATGACGTAAGCTCTTGGAACGCAAGCTCGACGCCAGTTTTGTTGCCACCAGCATCAAGCATTACCAAAATAAAGATCATGAGCGTCATATGCGTCTTTTCTTTTTGATGGCTTGAGTTTTTTCCGCTTGTGGTGCGACTAGCTCCCATGTGAGCACATCAACATCTACTTGGTGGGCTGTGCCTAACACCCTAGCCATCGAGTTTCTCACGTAAATCATCGCCCCGTAACCACACTGTTGGTGATTAAACCTTAACCATTCCATTGCGACTTGATGGCGTTTTGCCGGAGGATTTACGAGCTTGAGTTTATTCCACTCTCTCAGGTCACAGAACAGATTAGGGTTCTCGGGGTCGTAATCTAGTTTGCTGCCTGTTGAATCATCAGTTCGATCAGAGTCTGTAACTTCGCGTCCGAGTCCCGCGCCGTCTCGTTCATCTGTGCAAGCGATTTCGTTATCTGATCTATCGCCTGTGCATTCAACTTTCCCGTTGTGTCAGCCTGTTCGACCTTTACTTTTATTTCTGCAACCTCTTCCTGCGTAGCAGCAGCTTGTGCTTGCATAGAACCCCATGCAATCGCACCAGATACTAATGCCGCACCTATTGGTAATGCCCAGGTTGGGACTTTTATTGAAGCACCATCACCCATCAGTTTATCCTCCTAAAAATTGTGGAACCAACAGAGTTCCTATTATCAAGATTATCACACCCCACAACATTCTTTCTAATCGATCAAACCGCCTTGAACCGTCAGCTAATCGCTCTTCGATCCTTTCATAACGCAAAGCACACTCTCGCTCGTGAGCGTTTATCTCTTGCAAAGCTTTCTGCCCTTGCTCATCCATCTAGGATTTCTTCTTTGAGGGCGGGCTGTTTAGCTTTTCCTATATTCAAAGCTAAAGCTTCTAGGAATGGATAGACGTATTTGCCCATAAACTCGTCGTCTTTGGGTGTAGGGGTAGCCGCACAGACCGCAGACGCAACCGTCACCACCGTAGTAGCAAGTGTGAGTATCTCCATCAAATCCATCATTGGACGATCTCTTTTTCTTCCTCAACAGCTTTGACAGAGTTCTTGAGATCCATCTCTCTTTTAGCAATCGCGAGTTGAAGGTCATGGGCATCCTCCTGCAAACCGGCTATCTGATTCATCGTAGCATCAAATCTTGCTTTGAGATTCTGTAGTCTAGCAATCTGACGGTGCTCCTCTGGCTTGAGATCTTCTATCTTGTACTCTTCGCCAAAGATTGTGACTACAGGTGTCTCTTCAGTGCTTTGTTCCGTCATCTGCTATCCTCCAAACATTTAAATTAGCTGCTACTGTTCTTCGCTCTCCATCCCCTTGGAATGGATAAACCATATGCTGCAACCAAGAAGGGAACATAAAAAACTTACCAACTTCCGGCTTCATAATCACCATCTGGGGTGGACGCAAACGCTCTGTATCCATTAACGAGCCTTGTCCATAGTTAAATGTAATACATCCATCAGAGTGACCACTGGAATTATACAAACCATATTCGCTTGTGCCAGAGGTCGGCTGATCTAATATCTGTTGTGGTACTTTAGTCCAGCACGTGCAACTGATCCCCATAAGGGTCTTAGTGCCATGATCGTGTATCGGGTTGTAATCGCCAGCATAACTATGCACAGACCAAAGCTCATCTGTTTCTACAATACGATTTTCTTTGAAAGGATTAACCGTAGAACCGGCAAAACTTTTAACGTAATCAGCACCCATAATCTGAATAAGCTCATTGAACTTACCAAGCTTCGGGTGATTGTGATCCATCGTGAGCTGTTCGCCGTTGCCGATCTGACCAACCAACGTACCAGCATGGGATACTCTGTCTTCTTGATTCAAAAGATCGTCCAGGTACTCGTTAAGATCGGCGACCATCTCATTAGATAGTGTCGCCTCCATCAAAAAGACGGCTGGCAACGCATGCATTTTATATTCTTGTCTGACTTCGGGCATCAGTGTCTCCTCACCACAAATGACTGAATACTATTATCGGCAATATAACTAATACTACCAATAATAATTCTACCATCTATGCGCTTGGATCGTAGTCTTCTGCTTTTTTGATAGCAGCGTCAATCGCAGTAAAGTCTTCTGACCCCCAATCGCCTAACGCTTTTTGATAAGACATATATCCTGCACTACGCATGACACGCTCTTTCTTTTCCTCTTTGGTCATGTCATTGCAAAACTCGTTGTCGTCATCAAGACAATTATCAATCACGGAAATACTTCCGGTCATCGCCGCGAAAGCTTGTGCTTTCTCTTCGTCTGTTCTAGCTTCTGCCATTTTTCTATCCTCCTGATTTGAGTTTTTCTACTTCTGCTGAAAGTTCTTGGATTGCTTTCACAAGTATTGGAACGAACTTTTCATACTTTAATCCATATCTCGTTCCATCTACTGAAAGACTAGAAACAAGGTTGGTTTCATCAGATATTTTATGACCCAGTGCTTCTTCTTGTTCAACTACTTTCTGAGCTAAAAACCCTACATCGAGTTGTGGTTTTTTATGTGTACCATCAGGCGTTACATTGTCAATCGTAACGCTGTCATCTTCTGGATCTAAATAGTCTGATCTTTGATCCCATTTATAAACAACAGGCTCAAGGGCTTTTACAAAATCAAGCCCTATACTTAAATCTACAACATCTGTTTTGTCTCGTTGATCTGACGTAACTGTCGTTGAAACCCTTTGAGATATAGTTGTGATGTTATTATTACCAAGACATATCTGATTATCGCCTGTAGAAATACTTCCACTTGGAGATGCTGGTCTGCCGGAATCGTGACCAATACATATATTCCCATCCCCGCTAGTAATATCCATTCCAGCAGCGTTCCCAACGCCTATGTTGTTATCACCACTTGTAAGTTGAAGCAAAGCAGAAGTGCCGAAGCCGTTATTTGCACCACCTGTAATAACTCCTGAACCACCAGTTTGATAGCCCATGAAGGTATTAGACGATCCACTTGTCATTGCATCTGCAGCTTCAGCACCGACGATAGTGTTCTGGACTCCCGTAGTGACCTCAAGACCCGCAAAATACCCCACTGCCGTATTGAGAGTATTTGTTGCTGTAGTGAAGTTTTGTTGGCCTAGCGCAGATCTTCCTAGTGCAGTAGATTTACTGCCCAAAGTATCTGAGCTTAGTGCGCCATATCCCATTGCCGTATTCTCATCAGCGTCAGTAAGAACATCTCCCGCTAGACCACCTACAAGCGTGTTGCGAAGCCCCGTACTAATGACATTACCCGCCAGGTACCCGATGCCTACGTTGTAATTATCCGTTGCTGTGGTGAAATTTTGAGTGCCTAACGCCTCGTAACCTATGGCAACTGATCTGCTTCCCTTGGTATCAGCACTTAAAGCTGCGTAACCCAAAGAAACGTTACGGCCCCCTTCTGTCAAAGCATCAGCCGCGAGACCGCCCACAATCGTGTTACGAATTCCCGTGGTGACTGCTGCTCCAGCGGTGGAACCAACGGCGGTGTTATAAGTATTACTCGCAGTGGCTATGTTTAAATTTTCAAGTGCTTGTCTTCCAATTGCTACGTTGTGCTGGCCTACATCATCAGCGCTTAAAGCCAGATACCCAACAGCCACATTTGATGACCCCGTAGTCAGAGCGTCACCAGCCAGACCTCCGATGAGGGTGTTGTGGGTTGCCGTGGTGACGTTCACACCAGCATTGAAACCTACGGCGGTATTGAAACTATCAGTAGCTGTTGCGAAGTTTTGAGTCGCTAAAGCAGAACGACCAATAGCGGTTGATTTGCTGCCCAAGGTGTCGGTGGATAAAGCGTTATGTCCAAGTGCTACATTGAAATCAGCGTCTGTAAGAGCATCACCCGCTTCACCGCCAACCAACGTGTTGTGAGTTCCCGTACTTACTAACCTTCCTGCATGATAACCCACCGCTGTATTGTGCGTATCAGTGGCAGTGGCAGGATTCATTACTAGCAATGCACTAGAGCCGATTGCAGTGTTTTTGCTTCCTACAGTATTTCCACTTAATGCGGAGTTTCCAACAGCTACGTTAAAATCAGCATCTGTTATCTCGTCACCGGCCAAGCCTCCGATGAGAGTGTTATCCACCCCCGTAGTCATTTGCTCCCCAGCTTGATAACCAACAGCTACATTATGAGAATCCGTTGCGGTAGAAAAATTTTGTGCAAACAGAGCATCCGTACCTATAGCAACAGAATTACTACCTTTAGTATCACTTGATAAAGCGTTATGACCCACTGCCGTGTTATCGTCAGAATCTAGAAGAGCATCTCCTGATAAACCCCCAATAAACACATTCCTAATCCCAGTGGTTACTGCTCCTCCTGCATCTCGGCCCACGGCTATGTTGTAAGCATTTGTATCGGTAGTAAGATTTTGACTGTCTAACGCAAAAGCACCTATGGCAACAGAGCTTTTTCCTAGTGTGTTCGCACCCAAAGCAGCGTGTCCCACTGCTGTATTATTGCTTGCCGAAGTATTTGCATCACCAGACAAACCACCAATAAAAACATTCTGAGTACCCGTAGTTACTTGTTGACCAGCAAAATAACCAACGGCTACATTAAAAGTATTAGTAGCGGTTGTGAAATTTTGACTTTGTAAAGCATTTGCCCCAACAGCAACAGATTGCGCTCCTTTCGTATCAGACAATAACGCCGCTTTACCTATAGCTACGTTATGTGATGCGGTATCTACAGCCTGTAACGCCGTGTAACCCAACGCAGTATTTTCATCCCCGGTTGTAATTGCTGTGCCAGCATTTGTTCCAACCAAGGTGTTGTAATTACCACCAGATTGAATGCTGTCACCAGCAGTGGCACCTATACGAACATTGTCTGTGCCAGCGGACGCAGTGATGAGATCAGCACCGTCTTCAAGTGTAGTATTGCCTGAGATCGTAACTGTACCGTTAAAGTCCATTGCAGTTGCAGTAAGGTCAATCTCATCAGTCGCACCTAACGATAAAACCGTAGCACTAGAGCCTTGGATAAACTGACTCGCATCGTTAAACATCAATTTGTTGGTAGAGTTCAACGTCAAACCAGAACCATCTGTATGAGTTAGCGTGGTGTCACCGTCCACCCCAAACGTGATGACTGCACTGTCTGAGGTAAACGTCAGATCGTCATCAATAAATAAGTCTGGGATAGCTATGTCTTGAAAGGCATCAACCATCGCGGCACCAGACCCAGCACCATCGGAGTAGATTGCTTTGGTCTGACCATTTGCGATTGTAATACTCGCCCCAGAACCTTGGCTGATAACTATGTTCTGAGAACCGCTGGTTGCGTTCTCGATGAACCAGAGCTTGCTGACCGTGTTTGGCCCTATCGTAATTGTGCAAGCAGAATCAAGTGTGCCTGTGTATTTAAGGAATATGCTCCTACCAGGATCAGCAGAACCATCTGCAATGGTGGTAGTATGGGTGTCAGCATTAGTCGTAATCGCTTCTGTGCCAAAACCAAAGGCATCTGCAATTAACGATAAATTTGTATTTGTACTCGTACCCCAAGTTCCTGATTCGTCGCCTGTGGCGATTTCTTTTAAACGTAGGTCATTCGTATAAACTGCCATTTATTTTCTCCGAGCTTTACCTTTTGGTTTCTTCATAGAAGCTACGTGTTTCTTTAGCGTCTGCGCCTGCTTTTTATGAGTCTTTGAAGCTTTCTCTAAACCTTTGATAACTTTGTTTACTTTACGAACCATTACGCTACCTCTTCCCAATCAGGCGTTTGTGTGTCACTGACCTCTGACCAACTTGGTGTTTGTGCATCACTTATACTACTCCAATTTGGTGTTTGTGCATCATCTATCAGCCCCCATACTAGCGCAAATCCGACCTGTCCGGTTCCAACAACTCCAACGGGGGAGACATTTGTGTCCGGTTCAACCGCGACAACACCCACCTGTGTAGATCCTGAGACGCCTGTGACCGCAATTGTTTGCCCAAGCGCAACAGATACAGTGCCAATCGCACCAGTACCTGCCACACCAGTAGGGGCAATCGATGCAGTACCAGTAACGGATACCGAACCGATTGAGCCAGTAGCATCAACGCCAGTAACAGAAGCGTTGGCCCCAGCAGTAGCAGTGACAGAACCCACACCGCTAGTTGCTGCAACGCCTGTGACACTGAGGTTAGCCGCACCTGAGACTGTAACGCTGCCAGCGGCTGAAGTGCCAGCAACACCAGTAGGACTGACCACCGCATCGGCGGTAACAGAAACTGATCCCACAGATCCTGTTGCAGATATGCCGGTGACTGAGGTGGACGCCGCCGCGCTGACCGATACAGACCCGATAGCACTCGTACCTGCGACACCCGTTGGCGTAAAGTTAGCTGTTCCAGAAACCGATACAGATCCAACAGACCCTGTTCCAGAAACACCTGTAACCGATGTAGTAGCGGATGCCGCGACTGTGACTGACCCGACAGCAGACGTTCCCGCCACGCCTGTGACAGAGGTGTTTGCATCTGCCGTGACCGTAACCGATCCGACTGTGCCAGTTGCAGATACACCTGTGACATCGACGAGATCAGGTTCGCCCCACGCATCTTCGCCCCAAGTGCCTCTGCCCCATCCAGTAATATCCGCCACATATTGTCTCTAGGCGATGCGAATTATTGCGTTTGACGCATCCGCTGCTGGGAAAGTGATTGTGAAATCACCTGCCGTACTAGTTTTATCACCACCGAAAGCCAACGCACAAACTGCTTTGTTAGACGCACTGCTGTTATAGATTAGTGCCCCATTGGCCGTGATTGATGCGCTGGAGAAGGTCAAGTCGCTAAAGTCACACAGGGCCGTCGTTCCAGACGTTGTTGGTGTCACCGAAGTAAGGTTTGAACCCCCACTTGAATAACCCGTGCCACTGACTTCGTTTGTGGTTGCAAAGGCAGTAGTGCTTGCCCCTAGGGTTGCACTGCTTGTGAATAACGCAAGCTTAAAAGTGTTACCTGTGGTAGCAGTAAAATTATGTGTGCCAACAAGAATCTCCTGCTTGAAGGACGTACACATAGCTGTCGATATAGCCATTATAGTCTCCTTAAAATGTCAGCCATTTCTGGTTGGCCTTGTTTTTCTAATTGTGCAATCAACGTAGTGCGGTCACTTTTGATTGCTTCTTTCATATAATATGAAATTTGTTGCAGGACGGCATCTCTGAATGCCTCGGCCTGTTGTGCAATTATTGGATGACAGTTGCCCCCAATACTTACAATTTTTTTGGTAGTTTGTTCTGCCCAATAATCAACGTCATGTCCAGCCCAATGGGTGGTGCTGACGCCAACCTCACCAATCTCGATCTGTGGTGTTTCTTCTAGCATTATCTACCTTTGCTAATATCGTAACGATACTCGTCTACCTTACCATACCCCTCGGCCAGATCCTTCAAGGCGGCGACAGCTTGGGCATATCTTTGCTCGTATGCTGGCACTTCTTGAGGGTTTTTCAGAAAAGTTGCGGCCTCTACAAGAGTGCCATACAACAATGCATCTGGGGCATTAGTTGATAACCAGGTGGAGCCGTCATCGGCACCTGCGGTCAAAGATGCTGGTCTGAACTTGTAGTGCAGTTCGAATTCGTAGTTACTATCTGGCGTTGGAGCCAAAATAAAGGTGTTGTCATCAAACAGCGCGTAATACTTGGGAGTACCGGTAGTCGATGCGTTTGGTGTATACGTGCGAATGAACGACGTGTGTTTCAATAATAAATATTCGTAAACGCTGCTGCTTATCACAGCCAAGCTATAAGAAGCCAAAAAATCTGAGGGTGTAGATAAGTAAGTATTGCCACTCGTGGCGGTGCCTGTCACATTCTTTCGGAAGACCGGAAGCTCTACATTTTTGAGGATTCGCTCTTCTGCCTCTTTGATAAAAGTGGTCAACTGCGTATCGAACGTGGTTTCACTCACTTCGCAGTAATCTTTCACCGCCGTTTTCAAGGATGCTAGTGTAAAACTCATGTCGTACTCACAGTCACTGAACCAACCTGCCCACTAGCTTTGATTGGTGTAAAAGTCTTTTCGAAAACGTTTGGAAGTCCCACATTCACGACCAAAGGTTCTATCCTATCAGGACGTGCATTTCGTATCGCTTGCGGGTCATCTGCCCTTGGTGGTGGATATAACTGTGGATGTTTTGGCTCAAACTCGTCTGGTCCGACCAAAGAGCCGTTCCACTCTTTTTTCATGCGAT